TCAATGCCTTGACGGCGGTGACACCCGTGCCGAGCGTGAACACAGTACCGGCCTTGATGGTACTGCCTGCGGGTGACCAGGCGGCGGTGTTGATCGACATCGTGCCTGGCGTTGCTTCGGTGTTGGCGACTGCAGCGTAGGTCGTGCTGAGCACGCCTGCACCGGCAGCGGCGGCGACTGTCGCCGGCGAGTCCAAGTTGCCGGGACCGACAAACGTCGGCACGTTTTGCGACATGAATGTCGCAACGTCACCGATGCGGCCGATCTCACCCTGGCGATAGGCTTGTGTGCCGATCGCTTGCATGAACAAAGCGGTTTGCGATGCCGCCATTGCCCAATAGCTGTCGGGCGCGAGCACGGCGCTACGCATGTCTTGCGGACATGCTGTTTGATCGAGCCGCTCGGCCGCACGCGCGAAGTCCGAGAACGAATCGATCAGCGCGTCAGCGCCGGTTGCCGGCTGTCCCACCCAGTTCGGAATCTGCGTGAATAGGTTCATCACGTCGACGTCGACTTGGTTGGCGAGCCGGATGAGTGCTGGCCGGATTACGCGATCGGCCAGGTCTTCGATCTTCAACGTCAGTTCGAACGAACTGAATTTGAAATCCACGCCCTTCTGCAGATTGACTTGCAGCGTGAGCTTGCCTTCGGTGACATCTTGCACCGGAGAGGCTGCCACAGCACCGGTTCGCACTGCGAACTGTTGCGGTTTGCGGATGCTGATCGTGTCACCGACGTCGTAGCCGTTGACCTTTTTGTCAAATTCTTCCTCATACCCGCGATAAACCTGGCGGCCCATCACGAGTTCGTTTTCAAGAATTCTCACCGCTGTTTTTGCGATGATACTCGGATTTAAGACGGTGTTAGCCATTTGCCTTGGCTCCTATGTGCCAAGGCTCGGGCCGGTCACTTACAAACGGTCGCCGTAAAGCTTTTTCAGATAAGCGTTCATGGATGCCGTTTGTGATGGCGGTGAAGCACCGCCGCCCTTTAGGGGCGCGATCGGCTTACGAGCCTGTGTCTGCGTTTTCGGGTTTGTCGGCAGCGACAGGCGGCCCTCTAGCCGTCCGATTTCTCGGGCGGCCGCTTCGGGGCTCATGCGGTTGAGTCGAGCGAGCTTGGACTGATCTTTCGCGAGCACGTATCCGATGCGTTCGGATTTTTTGCTCTCAAGCAGCAGGCGTTCGATGTGCGGTGCTACGGGAAGCGTGGCCTTGGCCATCACCTCGCTGTAGTCCTTCACGCGGGATTTGAATCGGTTCTCACGTTCCTTGTGGTCAGCGATCAGATTCGAAACACGTTCTTGCTCGCGATCGATCTGTTGCTTGAACTCTTCGCGGACCTGGCGCGTGACTTGTCGCCGATCTGTCTCCCATGCCTGTCGCGCAACACTGAAACCGACATAGTCGTCCCGGTATTGCGGGTCTGCCTGGTTGGGCGGGTCGCCGATTTGCTGCCACACTTTATATTCGAATGCGCGTTGCAGCTGCTGAGCGTCCGAAGGCACGTCACCGCTTGCGCGGGCACGTAGCGATTCGTTCTCGGCTCTCAGTCGAGTCCGTTCCTCGCGATAGCGCTGGGCGCGCGATTTTTTTTGCTCTTCTGATTCGCCCTCTTCGCTGTCGTCGTCCTGCTCGTCATCGACCGCACCGACGAGATCCTCGTCAGCTGTGGCCTCTGCCTCTGTTGCCTCGCCTTCGGGTTGATCACCCTCCGGCTCCGGCTCGGTAGGAGTCTCAGCGGTCTTTTCCCCTGCTGGCGCGTCACCGGCTGGCACGGGTTTTGGATCGTCTTCGCCATCAACTACCATCTTACGTCCTCACTCAATTTGCCGCCTTTGGAGCGGCGCTCTTCGCGGCGGCTGGCCGAGCATCGGCTTGCCTGCCCGAAATACTAAATTCTTGGTGGCATCCCCGGCGGGATCCCTGGCGGCCCCGCTGGTGCGCCTGGCGGTGGTCCCGACGGTGGACCCATCGGCGGCAGGCCGCCAACGCCTGGGGGCGGTCCTGGCGGCGGTCCCGGTGGCGGCGGCATCGGTGGCATGGGCGGCGGGCCAGGCGGCCGCGGTACGCCGCCGTTGGCGCCGATCGCCATCTGGGCGAGCTCGCCGACGGCGCCCTGCAGATGCGTGACGGCCTGGATCAGCGCGTCGATCTGCGTCTGCTGGTCGGCATCCGATTTCGGTGGGCCGGCCGGCGCCGAGCTCTCGGCCGCAGCCGCGGCCGCTTCGCCGTTCATGCTCATGCCGGTCAGCATGTGATCGTGCGCGCGATCGAGTTGCGCGGACGCAAAATCCATCTTGTGCCCGGTCGACTTGACGCCGTGCCCGATCATGGCGACCTCGTGCGCCATCTCGGCCTTGCGCAGATCGGCCTGCACGCGCGCCAGATCCACCTGAACTTTATCCCGCTCGATCTGCAGATGACCTTGTGCTTCGGCGGCCTTGCCCGTGACCTCTTTGTCCTTCAGCTGCAGCTCGCCCTGCTTGATGGCGATCGCGGGATCGGGTGGTGGTGGCGGTGGCGGCTCCGGTGGCGGTTCGCCGGAAAGCTTCGCCTCGGCCTGCGCCACTTGCGGCGGCAGCATCATGCGCAGGCGTTTGGCGATGCGATCGGCGAGCGGGAAGTCCTGGCCTTGCACGAACAGATCCGCGAACAGCGGCGCGGCCTGCGGGCCGAGCGTCTGCATCAGCGTCTGCATGCCGTCGCGCGCCTCTTCGCGTTTGGTCGAATAGCTCGGTCCCATCTCAACGCTGACTTGGTAGGCGCCGACCGAGAGGTCGTTCATGGTGACGGTGTCGATGCCGTCGCCGTTCGGATCGATGATTGTTTTATTGATTTCGATCTTGGCCATTTTGCCGTCGTCGCCGACGACGCGCAGCGTGCGCTCGGTGTCGTACACGTGCGGCACCAGATCGACGATCACCTGGCCGATGCGCTCGACGGCGCGGCCAAAGGCCTCGATGTAGACGAACGTGCCGGTGTCGCCTTCGCGTTGGCGCGCGACGATGGCGCGGCCGGATGTTTCCTGCGCCGGAGCTCCCAGCGAGCTCGGATAAATCCCGGTGACGCCGCTCATGTCCTGCGTGGCGACGCCGAGCAATTCCTTGATGCCCGAACTCGCAACCGGTGGCGGCTCACGTTCCGGCGGCCGACCGCCGTTGAGCGGATCGGGATCGTATTCGAGGAACGGCCAATTGCGCGTGTTGGCGGTTTCCCATTGATCGAGGAAGGCCTCGAAATTCTTGCGTGTGCCTTTGAACGGCGCCTTCGGCTGCAGCGCGACCGCCTCGGCGTCGGCGCTGATCGCATAATTGTACAGGCGTTGCACATCCTTGAGCTTGCGCACGATACCGTAGCGCACGGTCTGCCGGCCGATCTTCACTTCCTCGCCGAGGAACGGGATGATCGGGATCTGCATGCCCGGCCAGAGCTCGGGGCCTTCGAGCACTTCGCTTGCCGAAATGATGAAGCGCTCGACACGGTAGCTGTCGCGTTTTTCGATCGTGGCGCCGGCCGCCATTGCGTCGGCGCGCTTTGGTCCCATGCCGGGGCCGAGTTGCGGCCGCTGCGGCACTGGCGCCAGCATGCCGCCACCGAGACCGGACATCCCCGGCATCACGCTCGGCTCGAAATGATCGCACACCATCTCGGGGCCGATCGTTCCCATCACCAGCGTGCAGCCTGACGGCGCGCGAAACATCGTACAGTTGCCGCAGCGCTCGTCGGGACTATCCGAGTCGCGATAGTTCGCTTCTTCCTTGTCTATTTTTTTCCCGCCTTCGTCGGGTCCGTAGCCTTCCTCTTCATCCATGCCGCCGGACTCGGGCTCGTCGCCCTCGACGTCATCGTCGGTGAGATCGATCAGGCGGCCATCGGGATAAACCGCGAGCTCGCGCACAAACGGCGCCTTGCGCCAGTACTCGGTGACGCGCACGCTGTCGTCGGTGTACCAACCCGACCAGGCCTCGGTGCCTTGCGTTTGCGTCAGCGGCGCCTCAAAATTTTTGTTGTCCCAGCGCTGCTCGGCCGCCTTGCGCGCCATGTCGATCGGCACGTAGCAATAGTTCGCGTCGCGCCGCGTCGGATGGATCGCATCGGGATCCCACACGACGGCGACGCCGTCCTGTATCAAGCCGATGCCGATTTCCTGATTGAGCGTCGTGCCGGCGGCGTACTCGGTGAACACGCGGCAGTGGCCGATGCCGGCCGCCACCATCTGATCGGCCGCGGAAAAATAGCAGGCCTTGGCGTCGCTGCGCCGCTCGACGTAGCGCACGACCTCCGGCAGCACGTCGACGGCCAGCGTGTCGCTCGATTTTTCGTCGACCGGCACGACGTGGATGGACGGGCGCAGCTGGCGGATATCGCCGGTCACCTGGCGCACGAACTGCGGGCATTTGTTCACCGTCAGAATCGGGCGCTGCTCCTCGCGCCGCGTCTTCAGCGCGATCGCGTCCCACTGCGCATCGTCCTCGGACAAGAAGCGCAGATCATCGTAGGCGTCGGTTTGGTTGCGCCGATCTTTTTCCCAGGCGACCTCGTAGCGCTCGATCGCTTCCTTATGCACCGCCTCTAGGTCGTCGGTGTCGGCGACCTCGGGCGGCAAGTCGGCCTGGCCGATCGGCGCGGCGTCCTTGTCGTCTTCGGCCTCGGCGATTTCCGGCGTCGCGGGATCCGCCGCCGGGCTCACGACATTGTCGCGCACGCGGTTGCGGTTTCGGCGTCTGCGATAGGCCAAGGCTTACCTCGCGAGTTCGTCGGCGGGGATGAATGCTCCCATCAAGGTCGCCCCGGTGCGCTGGAAGTGCGGCAGTCGGTAGTAGTGCAGCAGCACCGCGCAATTGAGCTTGTTGGCCAACCACTGCGCCGTCGCGCGGTAGTGCTCCATTTTGTATTGGTTGTCCTCGAACATGATGTTTTGCCAGAATTCGTCCTCGGGCGGATGCGCCTCGGGGCCGGGGTCGCGACCAGGCGCGAATTGCTCATCGTTCGGCAGCGGGCTGGGCGGTTGTCTGCGATCGGGCATCGGTTTCTCCTCTTGTGTCAGGTGACCTGTATGATAGAATTGCCTGTTATGAGAAAATCTCGATTCGATAATCCCGAGTTCATGGCGCGGCGTAAGCGCGTGCTGTCGCGCGACCCGAGCAAGCGCGGCTGCTATCCCTGGGCCACACCACAGGACACAGCCGAATTCTACGCCAGCATCGAGCGCGGCACCGAGCGCTATGGTCTGCGCTTCACTCGTCCGACTGCTGCTGCTCCTGCAGCAGCGACGCCAGCGGCAGCAGCGCCACCGCCGGCAAAGGCGCGCCCGCGCGCATCGCGCGGTAAAGGCCGGAAACCCCCTCGCGGCTGACGATGTCGCGCGCCAGCTGGATGTCCTTGCGCACCGGCTGACCGCTTTTCGCCGCGTACTCCGCATCGCGATCGAAGCGGGCGAGCACCCTGGCGCGGATTGTCGGATCGGCATCGAGCTTGCCAAACATGGCCGGCGCGTCTTTGCTCCTGATCGCTTGCATGAGAATGCGCGTCGCCTTACGCGTGCCTTCCTGGCCGGTGCCGAGCACTTTTTCGTAATCGATCGAGCCGACGTCGAGCTTGACGCGCGTGGGTGGAGCAACGGGTCCGGTTTCCGGCCCGACGGCGCGCGAGATTTCTTCGCCGACTTGACCTCGGACATTCTTGCCGAGTTGCGCGACGCTCGGCTTGTCGCCGAAGGTCGTCAGCGCCGCCCGGTCGCCGTAGTCGATCACGTTGGGCAGGCCAGCTTTGCCGCCCGCCGTCTGCAAGGCATTGATCTGTTCGAGCGTGAGCGGTCCTTTGGTCGGTATTTCCAACGCCCGCGACTGCGCCATTTGCTGACCGTGAATCGGCATCGAGAAGGCGCCCATGTTCTGCGCATCGAAGTATGCGCGCAGCGCTTCGGCGCCCTTCAGCATGGCGCGCGACTGCGGATCGATCTCGCGTGATCCGGTCGGGCCGGTAAAGCCGACCAGCGGCCGCGCCGCCTTGGCCGGATTAATTTCTTGTTCGCCTGCCGCCGATTTGAAAACACCGGTCGCATCCAGCGTTGGTCGCTGATACATGCCGAGCGCATCGTAGATGACGTCACGACCCTCGGGCGTCGTCCATGACGAGCGCGGATCTTTGGCGAAGGCCTCGCGCTCGGCATACGGCGCGAGCGGCAGATCAGGCAGATGACCGACGCCCATGCCCGGCGTTGCTTCATAGGTGCCGTAGGCGGTGTGCTTCTGAAAGAATTCGTTGTAGCTCTTGATCGCTTCGGCTTTGGCCTGCTGCTCGGGCCAACCGAAAGTTCGCATCAGACCTTCGGCCTTGCGCTTCACCCAGGGCGCCGCCTGGATCTCGCCCGCGGTCCAATCGTTGCGGCCGCCGAGGTTGCGTGCGTTGGCACGATCGACCGCGAGCATTGTCTCGGCATCCATCCAAGCGTGCTGCTGCGGCGTTAACGCTGCGTCCCACGGCTTGCCTTCGCGCGTGACGTAGCCGAGCGCGCGCGCGTGCCAGATATCGTTGGCGCCCGTGATCGGGCTCTCCAGCGTCGGGTCGAGGTGCTTGGCGTAGACGCCGGTTTTTTTGCCGAGCGGGATCTCGCCGGCCTCGCGCCCTTCGACGTA